TACACCTATGTTTCTTCCGGGTAATTACAATTTTATCACTAATTATATCCATAATTTTAAGTATTAGTAATTTTCATGATCCGCAACAATATCGCCCAGCGTTACAGAAAACTTCCTGTGAAACTCTGCATTAAGCACCTGTAACTTTTCGCTATCAGTCCCTTTCATCCGGTTAAGCTCATTGAGCCGGAGAATGATTTTAGCCTCATTAACCTCCGTAACTTCACAATGATTAATGAAGTATTTCAGGATGTCATAATCCTTCTCAAAGACCTTTTCAGCGTCCCTGCGACCCTTCCGGATCAGGTAGATAATTGCACTGAGCAAAAATGCCAGTGCCATGATTGAGATAATAGCTTCTGTTGTCATGGTTTTATTAATTTATTTAAGTCAAATATAACAGCATTGTAAGCCTGTATTTCACCCTGAAGGGATATACAAGCCCCTCCCTGTCCTTTTGATTGATAAGTCTTTTGCTTTTGTTGGAGCACGGCAATTCGACTTCTATACTTATCAATTAAAGTTATTAATCTTGTCATAAGGTTTATTTTAAGTAATCGTTAATAATTTTAACAGCTTCGTCAAATCCAATTGCCCACTCACATTTGTAACCTTTCTCCCGGAGCCGTTCCATCATTTCATGTTGTTCTTTAATATGATCAGAAGCAAAGGCCGGATAGCCATAGTCGTCAACTACCCGTTTTTTAAGAAGGTTAGTACCGTCTTTTTTCAGTTCCAGGAATAAGGCATGAAAGCCGTTGCGAGGTTCCATAATTTGGATGTCCGGAAACCCTCTAGAGCTACGGAGCCGTTTCATTGCGACGGCTTGCCCCATTGTAAGTTTACAGGCACCCGACAAATCAGTATTAAAAATAATTTTTGGATACTGATATTTGAGATAATCACAGACTTGCCGGTGAATAGTTTTCTCGTTCATCGTTTAATATTGTTAAAAATAATTCAATTTCTGTTTCCGGGACTTCGCCGGGTTGGGGATCGTTAAGTGTATTCATAACCGTTCAACCCCTTCCATCTGTTCAAATACCCCAGCGAAAAAATAAGCTGAAGCAACGTAACTGCACCCCTCTTTGTCGTAGCCGGCAGCCTCGTATACTTTCATACGCTCTTCGGGATCAGCGTCGAGAATGTCGCCAAGCTCCCATGTTATAGATGGCCAGTCAGCAAATTCGATTGTAGTTATCATAGCTGCAATTTTTGATTGTTTTGCATTTCAATTTTCAAATAACTGATCCTTTGTTGAATACTTGAAACAAGCATATTAAGCTGTTTTAGAAATATTTCCAGACGGTAAGCAACGGACTGATATTCCAGTTCAGTATCCAAAAACTCAGCCGTTGCAACAATAGATCCTGAGACGGCTTTTGCAGCTGACAAACCTTCCTTATTGATAAGTTCCTGTTCCTTCTGAGCAGTTTTCAGTTTCCGGATGTAATAAGCCTTATTGTACCCGGTTTTCATTTCAGCAAGTAACTCTGACAGCCTGGTCCCCTGAATTGAAAACCAGTCCCCGGCATTAAGTAAAGTATCAATAGATGAAGTCTTGTAAATCTTTTCATATTGATCGATTTTTGATTTTATGTCAGTAAGAAGCTTTTCGCCGGGAAATAATGTATCTGTTATGGTTGTCATTTAGTAAGTCTTTGGCTGGTTCATTTGTAACTCTGTGATCAAAATGTCAAGTTCAACTTCTGTTATTAAAGGATTATCAAGTTTGCTTTCCGTTCGCTCTTTATAATCCTCATCCCCGGTACAGTTTCGGATAAGCTCCTGAGCATAAAAGATTCGTTTTAGTTCAGGAGACTTATCTTCACCAGTTAAATCAACATTGATTGCCATGATCAAAAAGGCATGTCACTTACGTCGTCACTTTTAGCTCCATGATCCCTGAGCATTCCGGGTTCCTGTAAAAGCTGAAATTCTACCGAAGATTTGATCTTATCCTTAGTGTAATCGGACAGAGATTCATAAAGCTCCCAGTTGAAATTATCATAGCTCAATACCCTTATCGGGTTAATCTGATCCGGGCAAACCTGACCTTTCATTAGTGGCATAATGGAACTGATCTCTGTTACTGTCCTGCCGGGATTAGTCTTTGAAGGCCGGTGAATGATATTCAAAATACAGGCCTTGCCGAGTAAATTTGTAATATCAAACTTCCGGGCCTGTTCCTCAGAAAATCCACCACCCCGCCAACTCTCAAGATCCTTTCTCAGGTTACTTTTCTCATGCATTGACAGGGTGTACATCTTTGAAACACTGAACGGCTGTTCACCTTTCTCCGGATCAAAAATTGATAATTCAGTTGGTAGCTCCCAACGTATCTGAACTTTCTGAACACTTTTAATCTGCCCCTGGAACTCTTCCCGGACAGTACCGATTTCGATCATTGAAATACAGCGAGCAACATAAGTGCCTGGAGCAACTTGTTTGTATTCGCCTTCTGATTTTTCTGCAAAAATTGCCATTGTTGTAAGTTTTAAATTGGTTTTAAAATTGTATTAAGTATAGGTCTGTAATCATCCGGATCAATATAAAAGCCATTCGCATAAGTCCCGCAACGCTGGCTGTAAAGCTCAAAATACTTTACTTTAAGGGTCGTGTAACATTCCGGACAGGTGAGCTCATACTCACCGATTAAGTCCGGGAACTGCTCACCACAAACCGGGCAACGGTCATTCTGATACTTATTCATAACTTATTAGCGTTATCCCTGATGTAAGCGGCAACCTCAAAAAGCTTAATATTTGCCTTTGAAGCAATATCAGCGGCTTCAATACTTTTAACTTCCGGGCGCAATAGATCATTGATAGCTTGTGCAAAGTTTAACAGCTTAGTTTTATCCGGCGCAAGCTTTAACCTTTTGGCTTCGGCCTTTTCATTTGCAATTCTGGCAGCTTCGGCCTTGCGCTCGGCTTCCTGCTTTGCTTTTAACTGAGCTTCGATCCGTTCACGTTCCTCGCGTTCCTTACGGACTTTTGCTTCCAGTTCTTCCCGTTCCTTTCTGGCCTGTAATTCCAATTGATTGCGTTTCTTTTCAGCTTCTGCCCTTTCCATTGCCAGTTCAGCATCCCGTTTTTCCTGAGCTAACCGGACGACTTTACGTTCGGCTTCAAGTTCCTTTTCTTTCTTGTCAGCTTCTGCTTTCAGTCTGATATTTTCCAGACGTTGTGCTTCCCTTGCTTCGGCTTCTGCTTTTTCGCGTGCAATCCGATCCTCTTCGGCTTTCTTTTCGGCTGCTATTCTGGCTTCATAAGCAACCTTCACGCCCTGTAAATAGTTATCCCATACGGACTGCTCCATGTGGCCAAGTGCCAACGGGATCACTTCTGAATAAGGTTTTAACATTGCTTCTCGATCTGCCCGGAGTTTTTCAAGGCGTTCCTGTTCACGTATTTCCTGATATTTCTCAATCTTTTCAAGGTCAGTTTCCATGCGTTCATTAACAGCGCTTTCTTTGCGCCTTATAGCATCAACGAACTGGCCACCCTTCAAGAAATAATCCTTTGTAGTTTTGTGCCAGACCTCGATTCCCTTAGTGCGATTATCCCGGATTCTTAACCTGAGATCATGAGCCTCTTTTGCTGTTTCCGGGGCTTCAATATCCTTCCGGATAACCTGATCAAACTGAGATACAAAAACTTCCCTCTCTTTAATTATCTGAGGAAGGTTTTTGATTAATTCAGCGGCCTTTGTTTCGTCTAATCCGTAATCGGATGCATTGACTTTTACAATAGCTGTTTCGGTTTCGTTAAATAATGTGTTCATAATTTTGTAGGTTTTATTGTTCGATTATTTGGTTCATGTCTGTTATGTCAAAACGACGTTTCAGAAATTCAATCATTTCAATATCGAGACTTTTTGCTTTACCGGAAGTATTATAATATATCATTCCCCTGGCACTCGCAAACGAACAGAAAAGCCCCTCTGAGGTCATTTCTCTGGCAATCTGATTAAGGGATAGCCGTTCACCTGTCCGTGCCTTGTGAGCCTCTAAAATTGATTTGATTGATATTTTCATATTGATTACATTAAATATCTAAATTCTTTAAAATTTTCCATCCAGTATTCACACCTGAATCCATCAGCCCAAATAATATCTATTACATGGCCTCCTTTATTTGCACTCCAATAACTTTTAATAACTTTTACGATTCCGATTCTGGAGCCGTTTCTTAATTCTGCGAATGCTTTTTGTGTTTTCATCTTGACGGTTATTAATTATGATGTAAATATATATAGGATATTTATAATATAAAAATATTTTAACAATTTTAACATAACTTTAACATATGCAAAAAACTGTATATGTAAAAAGCCCCGGAGGAAAACCTATCAAAACCTCCGGGGCAACCCTAAACCCAAAAAATGAAACCAGAAAACCTATTTCTTAAAACGAGCCAATTTAAAGCCCGCTGTGACGTTGATACTTTTGAAGTATGGAATATATCCAGCTCCGATTAAAAGTTGCTTATTCGCAAAGTAAACGTTACCAGCGGCGAATTTATAGTCATTCAACGGGACAGACAAACCGGCATATAAGTAGGACTGATACCTTATATCCGTAACCGAGTTATTAATTATTGTCTGAGGCTTGTAATACCGATAAGAAAAGTTGTTATCAAGTGGCATATTCTGACTGATTATATCTTCGAGCCGGATATGAATTAAAGTATCTGACTGATTAATATCGTACCAGTCCCTTGTATAGTAATGGAAGTTGTAAAATTCAGCCAAAATTGCATTTGTGTCAACTACCGCCGGGATGTTATGATTAATAATTACAGTATCTTTTTTAACAATATAATACGGAATCGTATCCGGGATCCTGTGAATAATTGTATCATAAATCCTGATAGTATCCCTCTGTACTTCCGGGCATGGTCTGAAATGAGGATACGCCTTCCATCCTCCCCAGAAAGCAAGTATCAGCAAAAAGACAAACAGTCCACCGATAATGTGGTTTTTGGTCATATTACTTTAATTTTACTTTCAATACCCGACCATTAAACACAGACGACATGGGTTCGGTTAATTCTAAAATCTGCACAATAATCCACCCATTAGAATCCACCCCGATAGATGCAAGTAAATTGCCAGTAATGGCTGAAATTAAACTATATAAATTTGTTCTTACAAACGACAATAAATCATTTGATGTTATAAGTCTTGCATAAGCTAATTCTGCGGCAATGAGCTGAATGCCATTTATAAGACAGTAGCCGCACTGATAGTATGTTCTCAGAATATTGACATAATTAGCCGTATTATTAAAACCCACATAAGCACTTTTATAGATACCCCTCCTTGACATGTCGTTGGAATCAGAAGCCCAGAACATATCACTGCCAATAAAATTAATACCGCTTAATTTATAAAATGTGTTATTGCTATCTCCATAAAGTTTTGACCAAGCCCACGTATCGGCAATATCATTATATGTGCCCTCGATAATATTACATTCATCCGTACCGTCACCAGACGTAAACCAAAAAGTTGAATCGTTTGGATTAAAGTGTACCCCATGTGAATGTCTTGCTGGAACTGCTGATGCGGGTGCTATTGTTGTGTTTGCGAGATAGCATGATTTGATTGTAGCACCACTATCCGTTGTGTACCACACATTAATATTTATATATTCACTTGCTGCGTTAATTGAGTAATTACTAAATGCCACAACCGTTTTTGTACCAACAACCCCTTTAGTTGGAATTAATGGCATTAAATAATTATCGGTTGTAGCGGGCGTAAAATTATTGCCTGCAATATCTTTTGGAACTACCTCGTTTATTGTCGCAAGGTTATCAGTTGATAAATATAATTTAGTTGGTGTGCCAATGAGAATATTACCATTGTCAAAAATATAACCAAATTGTAAATATGCATTTGATCCGGGGACTGCGATATTTGAACTCCATGTAACGCCGTCATCCAATGATAAATATATTTTATCTTCGGCAGCAACATATTTAACCTGCTTCGCCCCATTTATGGCAATTACTGAATCTGTCGATTCTTTCCAGTATATGTAATCATTCTCATAGGTATCAACAAATGGAGCCTCTTCACAATAATTAGCTATGATGTTATTATATTCACTTGCAAGATCATCAATCGATGTTATAATAGCATTCATTACACTTCTACCTTTATACGAATAATCCGTTATCTTACATATATTATGCGCCTTATGATTCGTTTTCCCCCAAGACTGAAACAATAAATTATTAATTAAACTTATATGCCACTCCTTTGGTGACGCAGCCAAATAACCATATTCAATAAGTCTTGCTAAATTCTCAAAATATGTAGTTGAGCTTCTGTCCCACTCGTCACCCACAAATAATATATTGCTATTTGCGAGATTATGGTTCGTTGAATTTCCTGCATGGGTACTTAGTAATACAGCGTCTGAGGATATTGATGCTATTCCTGTACCATCATTTTTTAAAGGCACATATTCATCTCCTAATCCTGTTTTATAAAGTCTAAATCCATAATCAAGTCCATACCTTGATCCTTTATCACCATAAGACTCTATTACCAGTGATAACCCTGATGAAATTAAATGATATGTCCCTGAAGCATCATATATGTATCTTTTTGCACTCAAACATGGGTAATATGCTTTATAACCTGTTGCGATTGTACGATTTGTATATATAGCAGTAATATCAGCTACCGAAAGCTTTTTATTAAATACATAAATATCGGTATATGATGCCTTTCCGTATGAAGCCGTTATAGAAGACCCATTTGAATTTGAGGCATTATTAACCATAAATTCAAACTGATTTGCCAATGCTGGGAATGTGCCAGTATAGGACGCATCAGCACCTATCTGTACCTCATTTATAAAAAATCTTATTTTCAATGCAACTACATCTATTTCAAGACGAAGAAATGTCCACCCTGACGTTGTAAAATCAACAGTTGATGCAATATCTTTAACACCCCCTGAAGGGTGAACAAAGCAATGAATATATCCATCAGTGGCGCTTACATAAAACCCATATCTCCCCTGAACATTACCCTCAATCATCTTACCAAATAAATACCTATTCCCAGCCTTACTTGTGCTTTCACTATTTACCCAACCACAAAGGGTAAAATTAGATGCTCCGATATCAAGTCCTCCGTTATCAGCGCAATAAGCATATAAAGACTCGGACATATTTAAATACGCAGGTAATATTGTGGGATTATTCGCACCTACTGAATCAGTTAACGTTAAACCGCTTCGTGAATTTGATGTAACATGAAGATTTAAATTTTGGCTTGCCCAATAAGCAGGCCAAGGATCTCCCCCACCCCTGTTAAACTGTATGCCGATTCCGATTGCCGTACTGATTCCCATGTCTTTACTTTTTAAGTTTACTTTGTTTCATCCGTATGCGCATCAAGTTTCTTTTCAATCCGGTTAAGCTGTTCCAGTACAAGGTTAAACTCATCACGGCTCACCTTTGATCCTTGCAGGCGTTCAATGTTATTTTCGCTGTGAGTTGCCCTTAATTCAAGGGTTGCCGCCTTTGCGGAAATTACACCCCATGTTGTTACCCCTGCAAGGATAATTGATACCAAGCCGGATAATGCCCACTGAGGAAGTGTTATATACTTTTCTTTGTCAAGTGTCATATTTAATTTTATTAGTCATAATTGCCGCAAATAGTTTTTTAACACCTCACTTATCGCTTATCCCTACTAAGGTAGGTTCTTCCGGATTAAACACCTTCGCTACCTTTTTAAACAGTAACTGTCCTGACATCCCCAACACTACGGAGCTAATAAACGTAATAGTGTAAATGGATGCAATCTCATCTTTTGCATAAACCAGTACACCACCGCAAAGGATATTAAGCAAAGTAGATCCAATATTCTGTTTAATGAAAATACTGAACTTATAGTCCGGCTTTGTCAGTGCCTCGTTAAAGCCCAAAAGAAGGGCTATAACGGCACCAATTAAAATGGCTACGTAATACATCGCTAAACCTCCTTTTCGATCTTTAACGCCCGGAGAATAGCCTTGACAGTCTCAATATCAAAGATCCCATTAGCAATAAACCCGGCAGCGATACCATAAGCGATTGTGTTCAGCCAAGTCAGTTCTGCCATAAACCCCATATTCAAAAGATTTCCCACAACGAGCAGCAGAATAGATATTATCCATGCCACGAGTTGTTTAACAAAACCTTGAGTCTTTAACAGGGTATTAAGAAAGGCAGCCAGAAAAACGGTGACAGCAGCCACGCCAGCCAAAGAAGCCAGCCAAACATTAATATTTGCAAAAAGTTCCAGCCAATTAGTTGGCGGATTAACAGCCTGTCCGAAGGTCGGAAGGATTAGAACAAACATCAAAGCAAAAAACATCATTAACTTTTTCATCTTTTTCTTTTTTAAATTAATATTTCAACCTTTATAAATTATTAATAAAACAATCGCTGCAATTATAGCAAGCATTACTGCCCATTCGCCTATTTCTCTAAGTGTGCTTTTCATTTTGGACAATATATACAAGGGTTATTAAATAACGATCCTTCAGGGAAATTTGCATCAGGTAAAATGAGAACCATTATAATTGCAATAATTATTACTGATGCAATTTGTATCCCAAGTTCATATTTTTCATAAAATGATTTCATATCTTCTCAAGTTTACGATAACCCAAAACCCGACTTTTATGATAAGGTTTAATACTTATACAGTTATCCTGGTTTCCACCAAGAATATAAATCCTATCGGTTGCTTTATCTTCTGAAATATACAACCCAACATGTCCCTGCCAGCCGTTTGGGTTATCCCTCCATAGAACAACAATATCTCCCATTTCCGGCACTTTCACCTCAGTACCTACCTTCAACCAGCTCCGGGCATCAAGTTTACCTGAACGCTTATAACCGAGCTTAAAACAGAAGTAATTAAGTGCAGCACTGCACCAAGCCGTTTCATCATCATTAACCCACTTATATCCTATCTCGTGAAACATCTTGACAATTTCAGGATTATGCTCCTTCCCAAAAGCCTCCTTCAATCCGTAGTATTTTAATATTTCGATAAGTAAGTCTGTCATCAGTTAATTATTATAAATTTCCCTCCATGCTTAATAAACTTATTGTCATGCTTTATTATCTGCGCCCTGAATGTCATTTGAGTACCATAAGCTGTCCCTGCTTCATTTGTCGCATAAGCTCTGACATAATAAGTAGTGCCCTGCGTCAATCCTGTCATAGTACTTGTAAACGCTCCATCACCTGTGCCATCTTCTGTTTTACTATCTCCAGTATCGGGTGTACCTGTTGTATTCCAACATACACCCCGAACAGATACAGTGCCACCGCCGTCGTCTGAAACAAAACCGCCTGTTGATGCTGTTGTCGTAGAAGTCCAATAAGGATCATAAGTTGATAAGGTTGCAAGAATAGGTTCTTCAGGCGGGTCTTGTTCTGCATATTCTGCCCATCCTAAATCAGGTGCTATACCAGTATAATCTAACCCAACATCTGTTCCGGCATCAATACAATCAGATGTTGATGAGAGTCTTAAAAAATAATTATAACAATCATTATTTGGCAGTGACCCATTAGCTTGTCGTGCTGCTGTTATCCCTGTGGAATCAACTGAAACAAAGTCAGCATCAGTAATAGTTAATGGTATGTCCCATGTGTTACTTGAATGGGTATATAATGCATCAGGCCACAGCAATACGGGATTTTGGGCATTATCATAAGCAATATTATTCCTGAAAATACGACTTAATTCTATTTCATCTGAACTTGCAGCACTATTTACAATACTATATCCCCATCCCCATGTTGTATGGTTGGAATGATATCCATTGTGATAGGAGGTATTGTTATAAATTTGCATAGATTGAGCAACAAAACTTGCATCATTGGGGTCTTCATTTGTTGTCAGGCCAGTATTCGCATTAAAAGCCATTATGCAATTAGATACCCTCCGGGTTAAAAATGCCGCATCGTTTTCTTTTAGCCCAAGTTTAAATCCCTGACCCTCAGAAGCAGACAATAAATTACCGTTATTAAATGACCAGCATGAGTCGTATTCAACATAACCATCATAATTAGTGTCAAATCCATCATCAGAGTTTTCCCATGCCCTGCAACCTCTTACAATCACATAAGATGCCGTATTACCGTCATAACCCCAGAAATTAAACCCATCTCCACCATTACCGGGGCCAGAGGAAAGCGTATCTGAATTACGGTAAGAATCACAGTTATAAAAATATGCCGTATCAGTCTGGAATAGATTAAATCCTCGGTAGCCGTTATTATGAGAAGTACAGTTAGTAAATGTGATGTTGGTACAATTTGCAATTAAAAATCCTTGAACCTGCTCACCTGTTATTTGACGATTATTTCTTATCGTTAATCCTTTTAAATGGATATTATCAACTCCTGTCAAATATATTCCATGTGATTCTGATGTTTTATTTATACCATCTAATATTGGTACTTCACCCGGGTAATTAAAAAAGCATATAGGATTAGTCCTTGTCCCGTTACCACTTGCTTTATAAACTTGTGCTGTAGGATACCAAACACCAGCCCTGAAATATACTGTATCCCCTGCCGTTGCCGTTGTAAATGCTTTCTGCCATGTTGCCCACGGAGCGGCAATATTAGTCCCTGCATTACCATCACTTCCTCCACTTGGAGCAACATAGTAAGTCGCTCCCGACAGAATCAGACTGAATAATAAAAGCGGTATGAGAATTAATTTTTTCATTGTACGGGATTAACTATTACTGTAAATGTGATCCAATATCTTAAGTTGGACGTAAATACTCCCGGATTATATGCTGCATCTGTTTCATATAAACGATAAGCAACTCCGAGTGACCCGTTTTCTCCTGTTTCGGTTATTAGTCCTGTAAAATCAGCAGGAGCAGCAGAGGGTGCTGTATCCTCAGCAATTGCTGCTACAACAAGCCAAATATATTCATAAGTTCCATATTCGGGTGTATTACTTGGAGGATCGGCGTTTGTACTTGCTCCTGTTGCTGAAGTTGCTGTTAATGGGTTAGTTGTATCAACCCCAGATATTCTATATGATATAAATGATATTTTTGTAGTTCCTTCAACTGATGTTAATGTAAGTGCATCACTCCCTTCGGCAAATTTCCATATAACTAATCCACGAGTTACATCACTTGTAACATTACTTTCTATTGTCCAATTATTACCACTTACTCCCGTATTTATAGAGATAGTTCTACTGTCATTACCACACACAAATACTAAAATTAATTCCCCTGCCTGTACTCCTGTAGGCATTGTAATAGGATGGCTTGTCACATAACTTGTTTCATGTCCTTGTGCTGTCCCGCTTAATATTTCATATTCTGCAACCGCCGTTGCAGTTATTCTATAAAACGGGTATCTACCTATTTGCCCCTGAACAGACAGAAATAAGAATGAAAGTAATATGAATGATAGTAATCGTTTCATCAGTGATCTCTTATTAAATAACCATTTAACTGTATCTCAAATTGCTTGGGACGCTTGCCTGTTAATTGCGTACCTGACATTTTAATCCAAACATCTGAATTGGGCGGTATTTTTCTATCGTTTGGTGTTAAAATATTTTCATCTGTACCTACTGCCTGAATCGCATTAAATAAGCTATCAGTCGGAGTGCCTGTCATCCGATTACCGTAATAACAGTTAAATCTTAAACTATCCCCTGATGTCAAATAAAGCACATTGAAATTGACGACATAAAGAGTATCGGTATAATTATGGAATGAGCCAAAATTCTTATCATTCATTTCAAATAAAGTACTATCTGCCGCAGCACCTGAACCGGCACCAAAGACAAATATACCCGTTGTATCTGTAATCAATTTAGCATAAGTCCCTAACTCTCCCTCATCTGCTGCCGGGAAATCCCATGATAATTGTGTCGCTTCATCCCATGCTCCTACCGTTGTACCGCTTATTTTAAGACTGTCAACATTACTTCCTGTATCATCAGTACCAACTCTTATTGCACCTGTCGAAACCAATCCTGATGCCGTTACTGTACTTGTGGTAACACTTGTAAAATTTGTTGCCGTTCCAAAAATATTTCCGAATTTCTTTAAAGAACTACCTAAATCAATGGTTTCAGTCGTATCAGGAAGCAGGTGAGTATTGATAGCTACACTTGAAAGGTTTGAAAGTGAGGTGTCGGCTTTGCTGTCATCTACTGTTGATGCTTCAATAGCATTGATCTGCCCCTGTAAATTACCTGTTGCTCCTTTAATCGTATTTATTTCAATTGCTGTAATAGTCTGATCAACTCCATCAAGTACGTTTAACTCCCCTGCTGTTGATGTTAGTCCTGATAATTTTGATAACTCGTTGCTGACAATCACAGGAACCCCGTTAATCTTTATCCCTTGAACAAAGTTTACTTCATCCTTAAAATTGCGCTTGCTTAAAATATCCTCCCATCCTAATCCCGTAGGAGAATAAATGCCAGCCGGATCATAAAACAATACAGCACTTTCAAAAGCCTGAAGCGTTATGCTATAAGCATATTTATTACCTTCAATATCTATTTTAGGTTCTGATAATGTATATGTTCTTGCACCAATCGAATCATTATAAATAAAATAAAACTCAGACGTGTCAGTAACCGTCTGTGTTCCTTGGCTACTTGCTGCATCTTGAAATGAAAATGTTTGCCAACTTGCCAACGTATGTTCTGCTCCCTGATAATAGATTACATTATCATTATCAATAGGACGGGCATAATAGTTATTATCAAAGGTACCAAGTGCAGCTGCTTCTCCGGCACTGTATCCCATCTCAGTAAATGCGTACTGAGTAGCTAATTTTGCAATAAATTGATTGCGACTAATATTATTCCCTGTTGTTGAAGGGAAATCAGAATCTTCATATATTTGAATCCCGGCAGGCGGGTAAGTAAATTGATAACCATTGTCATATAGAATATTATCATGTACCTCATTGTTATCTCCTGAGTGAAAGTTAAGCCCTGAATTTAGAGTATGTGCAACGGTATTATGTGTTATTATCGCACCATCTGCCCCGGAGTCCATATAAATACCTCTTGTTATATACGACCCATTAGGATTACCTATCCCTGTATAGAGTACAATATTATGATCAATAATACGTTCATGTGCTGAAATACCACCATAATAAATACCACCACCGTCATCAGTTTTTTGCATTGCATAAGCAATGTAATTATATGATGTACTTCCCGCACTCTGAAAATATACACCTATTCCATTATGCCCCGTATATGTGATCCTATTTCTTTCGATGGTGTAATTAGCCGGATTAGTACTCCCCTGCGCCCATATGCCCTGACAGTCATTTCCTTTAAATGCCATTCCGGGGACTATACCAGCGTAGCTAATAACATTATCAGTTATAATTATATTATTGCCCCTTGAAAATATAGCTGCTGATCCTGTATTTGCAATAGTATTCCCTTCAAATACACATTCAGCCGATGCTACATTGCTAACCCATGCGCTTATACCATTTATTCCGGCAAATTCAATTTGACAGTTTTTTATAATGATATGATCATTATTACCAAAAAAGCCAGTCTCACTACCTATGTTAATCGCATTGCGGATTGACCCTTCAAGTCGGATATTTTCTATCGTGATATAATCTCTTGCAGTACCAAGATCAATAAGATAGTTCAGGGCTGCTGCTTTAACAGTTTTTGCCGCAGGATTACCAAAAATATATATCCTGCTGTTTGCATAATCGTGCCACCATTCATTAGTTACATCAAGAGTACGTAAATCATTTTGAATGAAATAGTAGCGATTATCATTAACTGAGCTAACTGATGATGAATAATAAGGTTTATATGTTAATGCATCTCCGGTATGATCTGTTATATGTACTCTCTCGAGGATGTACCAATTTTTATTTATAACTGCATCTGCACCTGCCCAATCGGTTGCATCACCTAATCCAGTATCAGTTATTGATACACTTGTACTATGAGATTCATAAGTCAAATTAGTACCAGCATTAGGATAACGTCCGAGTGCTGTTAATAAACCGTCTACTGTTAGTGTAGATGTTGTATCCGAAGCCGATGAAAGAGTTGCATAATAGATACTGCCACCTGCATCAGTCCATGAACTAAGTATCTGGAAGCCTGTTATGATAGGATTTACACCCGTCCCATACCGTCCAATATACATCGGACTACCAGAAGTTCCGCTTTCTGTTACTGTAATGGTTCCATAAAAAGTATCTCCTGCCTTGAATAAAATACTATCACCCGGAACAAATGTTCCTGCTGCCCAAACTGTATTGACTTTTGTGATTGTCTCCCACGCTAACGCATCCGATGTACCTGCCGCAGCATCACTTCCTCCTGTTTTAACATAGTAGGTTTCGGCACTTGCAGAAATGCTTATCAGAAAGAATAAAAGGAATAGTATCTTTTTCATTAGTAAAGTATTTTAATTTTTGCACCCGTCAAAGCGTCAACCGAATAAACATATAGCTTAATTACGCCACCATTTAAAGCCACAGAATCACTTACGGCATGAGTAATATCTTTACCTCCGCTTGAGAATATCTGCACGCTATAAGGCTCCGTTGTTATCGTAGTGGCTTTTGTACGAAGAACTCCTGCGGAGACTGACATGGTATCAGAATAAATATGACTCGCTCCTATCGCTGTTGTAAAGTCAGATGCACTTAAAGCCGAAACAGTATTATTAGCATTAATTCGAGGGAATGTTATTGCAGAAGGATTCGTTAATGTAAAAAAAGATGATCCCACCGTTGTCGCGCCTAGAGACATTCGGCCAACAGTGGCATTTAATCCTGTCTCTCCTCCATTCCATAGAAGTTCATTCGCATAGGCTGTATTCCAATTAGTTATATTAGTTCCTGTAATCGCATTTGCAGCATGCGAGGTACTCATCGCCCCGACCATCCCAGCAGTTATCCCGGTTGTTGTCCCGGTAAAGGCGGCATTATTAGCATTTGCTTTTAATCCCAGGGCGGTACTTAAATCAGTCTGACTTGACAATAGTCCGGTTATATTTCCCCACGAGGCACTACCAGCCCCCGGAGTAGCTTCCAATATTGCGCCGTTGCTATAAAATTTGATGTCAGTACCGTTTGAAGTGATACTGTCAATTTTTACAGGGTAGTATTTTGTACCATAATTACCCCCGACGGATAAACCTCCGAAAGCCCGTACCTGATATCTGTAATCATTCTGGCCGAATAACACAGCACCCAGAAGTAAATAAAATGTTATTAATAATATTCGTTTCATAATTCTCGTGTAAATGAGTGTATATTTTCCCAATCCGTATTTTCCCCTCCCAGGAATCCTGTTTCTGTAATCGTCTGATCTATACATAATTTACCTGACCGTAATTGTATCCTAAATGTTTTGCCGGTAAAGTATATAGTTGTATACTCACAGCCAGTTACCAGCACCGTTGGAGTTGCTTTTTTATTAACTCCCGCCTGCACAATCGGAATAAGCTCCACGCCAGTCAGCTCCGTCGCCGATGTCATCTCTGAAATTTTCTTTAATTCTGCCATTATTCTGTTATTATATAATAACTATCCTCTGTAATAATTTCCATTTCATCCTCCGTCGCAATGTGCAAACCAATAGGTAACATATCATTGTTTAACTTTTCGAGCGTCAGCCTTAAAGCCTCCTTGTGGCCTATAACCTCAAGGTAAGTTATTATATATGTTTCCGTGCCATTGTCAATCTGAACGTGCATCGTTTCAACAATTTCTGACCGGTATCGCACCGTCAACTCCATACTTCGGGTATAAGTCTTTGCCTCATTATCAAGTGTCTGGTTGCCACCTACCCATCGAACCTCTCCACGTGTTGCAATAGTTACAGCCGGCCACGAGTCAATACTCTCCCCATAGTCACCTCGCATAATGACTTTGCCGTAAAAGTTAATTCGTGATATGAGGTTACCTGCTCTCATTACATATAATAAACCATTCCGGATCCTGAGGTCAAGGTTATGGATGTAACAGGTCCGTCAAAATAAACCTCCATCCCTGCCGCTAATGAAACACCACAATAAGACCGATCATTAATAGTCACGGCATCATCAGATGATCCGTCCGTCCATGTATTATTTCTGATCGACACCGGTATCTCATCAAATTCGGCAATTACCGTTGCTTCATTTGTTTTGAACATAAATATCTGTTTACCTGCCGGGGCGACAAACGGATCTGTTCCTGTGACTAAATCACATCCTTTTTTTGCTAACATCTGTGCTAATGCTCCCATAGTAATTATTATATTATTTCTATTAAATCAATATTCCATTCTCTGTCTCTTATATTTGCTGTTCCTTTATTAAATACAAATTTACGATTATTCCCGCCTATTTGGTTTAAGCTGTCCTGAAAATTACCCAATATATCAACATGCGGAGTTTTTGAAAATCTGTTATTCTCCATAATCGGCAAACTTAAAAAATGTTTCGGCCTGCTAAATTGATTTGTCAGCTCGTCACAAATAATTGACAATAGTTCTTTGCTCTCTGATCCTCCTCGTGTATTCCAATCGGTTGAATAAGCAATTACATCGGAATAGCTATTGGGCTGTGTAAGTCCAACTGATCCATTAAGACCCCCCGTCAGATTAGTTACTTCCGTATCTCCATCTAATTCCTGTCCTGCTGTCCCTGTAAATATTATATCATTTCCGCTTGATGTCACTCCTATTCCTTGCAATGCCCAGGCCGTATTATTAGCGGCTGCAAAAACTAATGCTGTTGTCGGCAGATCACTTATATATGTTGCTGTCTTTGTTAGTCCGTCACAGGTTATATCTATTGTCCCGTCCGGAGAATCTGCCGAAAGTGTAACAGTATGAACAACCTGAAGCAATGTTCGGACATTTGTCATTAGTGATCCGGCAAGTTGTTCAATAACATTATCAACATTTGCATCAGTTACGTCCCCAAGCTTACAGTTATATCCAATTTCTAACCCGTTAATAGCGTTTGTTACAACGTGCTCTTTAATAACAATTTCCTGAACATCCTTATAATCAATCTCACGAGGATGTTTTGACCTTTCCCGTGCCTCAGCATTTAATTTCCCAAACCAAAAATATTCAAACCACGACGGCTTCGGTGTTCTTTTAATTGATAATTTATCACTTGTACAATAAAACCGTATATTTTTTATTCCCCACAAAGCATTTGATACTGATGTCGTTCCACTATAAAGCCCTATTGTATAAGATCCGGATGTCGGGACTCCTGTAATAGTTCTTTTAAATGTTCGCCATTCTGTTACTTCTGCCGCTCCAACCGCCTCTGTATAATCAATGTAGTCTGCAGAGCCATTCCATTTGGCTTCGTAATCATCATAATCATAAAGATAATGGCTTGAATTATCAGACTTAATTCGTATATTAAATCCAACATCCTGAGCATCAATTAAACTGGCAAAGAAATATTCAAACTCAATAATAAATACATCTGATGTACTGACTGCGTAATTTCCAAATGACTGATACATTATCGGATTTGCACCGGGCCCGCTCGTCCCAGATGGAAAAACAACTCCATCGGATTCACCTTTAAGTTGCTGAATAACTGGCATTATTCCACCTCCAGTATATGTCCAATCTTTAAATTTATAAGTAACTTCGTCTAAGGTATTGCCCCGTAATTCCCAGTTATCAATCCAACTTTCTTTATAACCGTAATCCTGATATATCGTTACTTTCTTTGCCGGGGCCTGAATCATTAAAGTGCCGCCATTAGTATCCCTTAAATCTGTTAAAGTACCTTTACGGCTTATATACTGCGACGGCGTTAATGTAGTTGAAGTTTTTGTTGCAGCTGCCGTGAATATCCTTCCGTAAACCGTTGCGCCGGCTAACTCAACCGGTCGGTAAATAGTAGGCTGGCCGGCAATGATGCGGATAACTGCATTATACTTTTTGAGAATTTCATCCAAAACCTCATAACAGTACATATCCCGGAAAACGTCAACATCAATACGGATCTGATCCATCGGAGAATCAGCCGTAGTACTGACCATTGACTCCTCATAGATATTAACAAACTCCGTAAATGACGTTATTCCTAACTTACCAAGAATATCAAGTACGATCTGAGATTCTAAAATACGGTCCTGATAGTATGTATCATCTTCCGTAACAGTTTTATACTTATATAGATAATTCTTTAAATATCCTAACCCGTCAGATGCTGAAATTGTAACTGAAAACTTTGGTGTGTTATAAGCTTCAGAATAATTATTCGTTATTACATAACCACGCCAATAAAGCGTTGAATTATAATAAATTGACATCCTTAATCTTAAATCTTCCGTTGAATACAGATCAATCCATTGAAAATTTGTTGATTCAATAGTCAGGTCGGCTTTACTTCCCTTAATTGAATTATCATAAAGATCATCAGAAGCGGCAAGAAAATCAATCGTTAAAGGATTCCCGGAGCATTGCATATCTGTTACAGCACCGGCATAGGAATCCTCTTCAATCTCGACTTTCCAATTAAGTCCGAGGATGTCTGTAAATTCTGTCCGATATTTAACTGCAAATGCCATTTAAGTATTTCCGTTTAACATATTTCCATGCCGTGAAACCATTGCATAAGCATCAGCCCCTTTTAAAACAAACTGACCACCTACATTAATATTTTGACTTGCCATTCCAAGTGAAGCAATAGGTTTCCCACCTCCCATTAATCCACCGGTTACAAACTTACCAAAAGACCCTATTTCCAATGTCCCAAATAGTCCCGGAAATATTACTCTGAGGATTGCCCATACAGCAGCCTTTGCCATTAACTCAGCAGCAATTCGTTTTATGCTGTCTATCATTGAATCGGCCATATTTTTCAAAACGTTACCCCCTTGCATTGCGGCCGAAGACATGCCCAAAAAAGCATCCTGTAAGCCGTTGACTAATCTTATCTCCTTTTCAAATCCCTCCCCGACAATCTCCGGCATTTTTGGTGCGCCGGCTAACCCGGGAGCAGTAGGCAAACCCATCCCAACCGTAGGCATCCCCGGCTTTAATCCTCCCCTTGTTACACCAGCCCCGGCAATCTCTTTATGAATTATTTTCCATGCTTCTGCCATTTTCCGGGATTCTTCTGCGCCCTCCTTAATCTTCTTTACCAGTTCATCATAAGGACCAATAACAGCGGCGGCTGGTGTTACTGATGGTTTTCCGCCTCCTATTCCGAGCTTTATTAAATCTTCAAAAGCACCTACTGTCATTCCCTCAGTTGTTTTCCCTATCTTACTCTTTCTTAACCATTCCTCGTATAATTTACCATTATAATATAAAGCCTGCCAAAAATTCATTTCCGGATCAGAAAGCCTTTGTAATAATTCAGATACACCTTGTAATGTTTTTTGAATTAATGTATTTTGGTTAAGATATTCACCCCATGAAACTTTAAGATTTGTTACGGTCGCATTAAATGTTTCAAATTTTGTTGCTGTTGTACTTGCAACGTCGCCCATTGAAGTAAGTTCACGGCGGATAATATTACCAGCAGCAACTCCAAAATCCCCTACTTTTGCAACTTCTTTTTGTAATTCGACGGCAGATATACCAAGATTATCCATTACCAGTACAGACTGCCGGCCAATTCCCGTAATGATACTGTCAACAAGATAATCGACTGATTCACCGGTTTGGATAGCTCTCTTTGTCGCAAACTCAAAAAATGTTGCAAGCTGATCAAGTGGGATCTTGAAGTTATTAGCCTGAACAGCCTTTTGCATTAACTTTAAATTATCAACCGTCCCACGAGTTGCTTCCTGTAAGTTTTTAAGCAGCCCCGGCCTGTTTAATGCGTTAAATGCTGAACTAATACCCTCTGCAGTTGCAGCCAACTTCATCGATTCCTTGGTGAAATTCGCAATAGCACCAATACTAAAAACAGCGGCCATTGCAGCAGCGGCATTCTTTGCAGCAGCAGTAACCTTTGTAAAGCTGCTATTCATCTCAGCATTTTTAGCCTTAATCTGATCCGCTTGACTTTTTATTATCTGCTTAGCATCAGCAGCGGCACGCTTAAAATCCTTAGTATCACCCGTGTAACGGATGGCAACTTCTTTATTCATTCCCGATCGTGCCATTATCTTCCCTTTTTGTTAGTTCTAACTATAAACCGTTCAATCTCATCATACCACTCTTTTGCAGCAATATCAAAAACCTGATCTTCAGTTGCTGCCAGGGAATTTTCCCAGAAGTGACTTGCTGGCATTGCCCCGGTTGACTTGCCGCTTTTTCTCCGCCAATGCCGCTGACCCGTACCAAGCTCAACTAAGTGAGCATACCATACTTTACTTACCCGGTTAATCCCGTGCGACCGGCGAAGCGTTTTTGTATTAGTTTTCGATCCTACAAATATGGCAGTATCTCCGGCAACCTCCTCAGTACCCAATGATCGGTAAAGTCCCATGAGTGAAGTTTTCGGAACGGTTCCTTTTGCAACTGATAACAACGGCTTAACGGCTTTCCGGTAAGAAGCCATAAGAACTTTACGCTGATCCTTCCGGCCCAGACTGTCAAAAAAGTCCTCAAGTACTTTCAAATCACTACCGTCAATGCTTACATCCATCATATTCTTTTGCTTCTTTAATAGTTACTTTAAAACCTTTCTCCCAAGGCAACTTAAATAGATCCCCAGGCTTTTTAAATACTTTATTCCCGTTCATCGCAACGACACTCCAGTAACATATTAATCTTGTTTGTTCCCATCCCTCTTTATTCGCTTCATTTCGTGCCTTATAAATCGCTGTAACTTCATCCTGACTCATTCGATCCCAGAAATATTCCGGATTAATTCCCACCACTCCGACGCAATAACCGTAAATCCCATCTAAATCAACTTCGCTGGCATTTATTTTTTTTTACCTACATCGGGCATTAGCTTATTAATAGCATCAGCAAACTTGTTTAAGGCGTCCTGATAGTGATCAATAACATCATAAAACTCATCAAAGGAATAATTAAACTCCTTGCCTTCCAGTCGTGCCCCGGCCTTACAGAGATCGTAATAATAATTGACTACAAGTTCCGGATCATCCGGATTCTCTGAAATTCGCCTCAGATGAGCAAACATAGCACGATTACTAAAGGCAATAGAAAATTCCTTTTCTCCGATCTTAACCCGTATGGATTCCAGTGTTTTTATCATGCTCCGGGTTCTGTTATTGTTATCTCAGCAGTTGCCGTTGCTGATGCGGTATCCGTCACCGTAACTGTATAAGTACCCGGAGCGAGGCCAGTCATTGACTGCGTAGTTGTTGGCGGAGTAGTATCCCATGAGAAAGTATATGGAGCCGTCCCGCCTTTGGGGAAGCAAGCGACAAAGCCATCATCAGCACCATTTACAGAACAGTTTGTACCAAGTACGCCAACAGCCAGAGCAGTATCTCCACTCCATGTAAACCCGCTGTAATGATCAAATGTACATGAATAGGAAGCATTTGCCTGATCAGCTGCGTTTATGTCCATCGATGTAATTACAAACTCCCCGGTAGCATAAAACTTACTTGTATTAGGAGTTCCCGCCGTATCTTCTGCAAAATGCAACGTAACTGGAACCCTCGCCATGTAAGCCGTCAGCATTGATGCAAGATTAGCATACACCACCAAAGCATCGGATGAGGCTGTTATGTCAAGCCTCCCAACGTCTTTAGTATTAAACTTACCAGTATCTTTGTTACTGGTATCCCTCGTCGCCATATTCATTGTCAAAGTGTGAGAAGTTGCATTTGCAACCTTTATACCGTCGATATATACAAATATGTCCGACCCATTAATAACTACTGCCATTTTATTTCTGTTTTAATTGTTAATAACCTTTCATTATAACTGAAAAACTTAATTTATTCATAAATGCGCTTTCTGTCAGGTTAAATCCCTCGACCATCCCTGACATATATATTCGATCAATCAATATTCCCTCGATAGTGCCATTCTCAAGTTCCAGTGCCATACGAATTTCAGGGACTATTGACTGTAATGTGTTATAATTGTCTGCCATTGAAATCACACTGAATGTTATCTCGTCCCCTGCCCATCCATCTTTTGTATATTCTGGAGCTGCTCCGTCAATCGTATATACAATAG